CGCAGGCTCATCGCCCTCCGGCGCCGCCGGCGGCAATGGCGGCGCCGCGGCGGACGGAACCGGCGGCGGCAGCGGCGGCAGCGGCGGTGGCACGGCGGGCGGCAATGGGTCGCACGGCTCGGGCGGCGGCGGCGGGGGCGGAAACAGTGGCGCCGGCGGCGGCAACGGCGGCAACGGTAACGAGTGGCCCAGCGCGTACGGATCCGGTGGGGGAGGCGGCGGCGGCGGCGCGTTCGTGTCGGCGCCTGGCGGCACCGGCGGACTTTATGGCGGCGGCGGAGGTGGGAGCGGCTATGCCGCGGGCGGTTTCGCTGCTGGCGGTAGCGGCGCTCAGGGCCTTATCGTCGTCACCTACACACCGACGGTGGGCGCCACGATAACGGCGGAGTCTTGGAATGCCTTGGAAGCCCAAGAGACCGCGCGCACGGATCAGACGACCGCAATCGAATCCGGTCTGACGGTTCCATGCGATAGCCAACCGCAGGCCGAGGCAGGTAGCAACCTATTCCGCAGCGCCGCCGTTTCGATCGAATTTCCTCACCTCACCGCTGGCGATCTGAGATTTCTTGCCGAGTGGGTGGGGGCCGTCGCAATCACTGCCGATGTATTGGCGCGACTTGAAGTGGGTGCACGGCCGTCTGTCGCTGCGACAGCTCCGCTCGAACCGGCCAGCCGTGCTCTCCGGGAGGTCACCGGTTTCGGCGAATGGGATACGATGCGGGCGGCCAACGCATGGCCAACGGTCGAACAGTTGATGGCAGTGCAGAGCAATGGTGACCCTCTATTGGAATGCATGTTGCAATTCATTGGTGATCGGCAACCCTGCCTGGAATGGGCGGATCCGCCGGGCCTGCTGCTGGTCTCGGCTGAGCGTCTGCTGTGCCCGCCTGGGAGAATCCGCATCCTCGCTGGCCCCAGCAGCGCGCACCCTCTCAGAGGTCAGTGAGTTTGTTCGATGCGCGTAGCAACACCGTTCGATCCGATTGAAGTCGGTGAGGTCGACAATTTCGCCTTCGACTTTACCGCCGATATGGGCACGGCCACGATCGTGTCGACGACCTGGACTTGTATGCTGGCGCCCTACCAGACGGCCATCGATCCTACGCCGCAGTCGCGGGTGCTATCGGTTTCGACACAGACCACCGTACAAGTAAGCTCGCCGGCGGACGGTTCGCTGCAGATCCGCAACGGCGCGTTTTCGGTCGCCCGGATCGGCGGGATGCCGATATCAGCCGCTGGTGGCACCTATATCCTCGAAGTCACGGCCAATCTCAGCGATGGTCGCGTGCTGAAACTTAATGCGACAGTTCTGTGCGAACCTCCGGGTTACTGAGCCCCAGAAATCCCATTCCAAGATCTGATTGGATTTAAGTTATGCGGCTTTACGGTGCAATTGAAAAGATCGAAGCTCAAACTGACGGGACCGTGCGGGTACACGGCATCGCGACATCGGAGGCCGTGGATGAACAGGGAGAAATTGTGCGCGCTGCTGCGATGCGCGCGGCAATGCCCGACTATATGCGCTTTCCTGCTCTGCGAGAAATGCATCAACTATCCGCGGCGGGCACTACCCTCGAAGCTGAGGTCGGCGAGGACGGCACGACGCGGATCGTTGCGCACGTAGTCGACCCTGTCGCCGTCGCCAAAGTGAAAAATCAGGTCTATCGGGGCTTTTCCATAGGCGGTCGCGTCACTCAGCGCGACGCTGTAAATCCGAAAGTCATTACCGCCGTCGTGCTCAACGAAATCTCTCTGGTCGACCGCCCCGCTAATCCCGAGGCGATTTTTGACTGCTGGAAGGCTGCAGACGACGGCAAGTCGCTTGAGAAAATGCCGGTATCATCGATGTCAAAGCAAACCACGGCGGCGCAAGGCCCTTTCAACTCACCGCTTCAGGTTTGGACTTGCGGGTTTGCCGAGCACCGCCATCTGACCAAGGCGGAAGCGCTTAGATGCCTTGAGAAACGCGACAGTGCGCCAACAGACCTTCAAACGGAGGCCACCAGCACAACGGCGGTGGCGCCGTCAGACGCGAGCGCTGGGGCGGCGGTCGACAACCTCAAGCCCTCAGCTGAAGGAAACGACCGTAACATTGTATACGCCGATCCCGGCTATCAGCCGGATGGCAAGAAGCGCTATCCGATCGACAGCGAACGCCACATACGTGCCGCCTGGGACTATATCAACAAACCCGGGAACGCGAGCAAGTACACCAGTGATCAGCTCAGAGGGATCAGAGCTGCCATCATTGCGGCGTGGAAAACAAGGATCGACAAGGACGGTCCGCCTTCTGCCGGGAATAGTGAGACGGCGCTACGGGCGGCATTGACAAAGGCGCCTGAGGACATCTGCCGTATCGAGCGTCTGATGGTCGATCTCGACTGGCTTAAGAATAAGCTCGATCTCCAAACAACCATCGGAAGTGATGGCTCGCGGCAATCGACTAGGCCGCGAGATATAGTCGGCGCACTGTGTGATTTTTTGAATAGTTTGGTGATGCCAGAATCCGACTCGCTGTCGGGAGATGCGGAACAAGGTTTTCCGCCGCCTACGTCCGCAACGCCGCGACTACTGGCGATGACCGCCGGCGTGTCAGATCTACCACAGATCGCCGCTCCCCTCGAGGAAGGCAGCCCGGAGACGCGGAAGCTAGCCACGGCTCTGCTTAGCAAGGCCAAGCCCTCGCAAGCGGACCAAGTGCTGATGGACATCGCTCATGGCTGCCTCAGCGAGCTGACCGATGGGACGCTTTGCGGGAAGACGATGAAAATCGGGGCGCGGCACTCCAGGCAGACCCTGCAGCATCTCGAAACGGCGCATCACCATCTGGTCGTAGCCGGAGCCAAGTGCGGTGCGGGACCCGTCTCCAGATCAGACGCCGCGAGCGAGGACGGCCCATCGGATGCTGAACTCATGCCCGGAAAGAATGCGCGCATAGAGGATGTTGCCAAACTGGTAGCGGGTGAGCCCGCGGAAGAGGCGACGCTGCTCAAGGTCCTCGGAGAAATCGTCCCAATGATCGAGCAGCTGTCGAGGCGGGTCGACGAGATTGCCCGAACCCCGCTGCCCCCACTGACAATTGCCAAGAATGCGGCCTCGGTTTCGAAACGGCAGGACGGCGCCGGCACCCTCGATAGCGGCGGTTCGGAACTCTCATCGGAAGCTGTCGCCGCTGCCTTCGCTAAAATGAGCAAGGAGGAACAGACGCTGACGCTGATAAAGGCCAGTTATGCGAAGCCAATTCGGATACGCGGCGCCACCGCAGACGAAGGATGAATTGCTTGAGGTAGCAAGGGCAGTGCTGGTACGCGCGTTGCGTACCCGCCCGTAGCAGGCGGGCACGCCAATCGAGATTTCGGGCCGAGAGGCCATCGCCGAGCCCGGTGCTTCCATCGGGCTTTTTTATTGCCCCCCTTTCGGGAGGAAGGTGTAATGAACCCAATCACGCAAGAATCGCTGGAGCTCATGAAGGGCGCTCTGGCCCAGCCGGACGATCGGATCGCCAAGTCAATCTCGATCGCAACCGGCCTATTGGCCTACGATCTTCAGGCGCCGGCGAAAAACCTTTATCCGTTCGTCACCCCGCTCAGGAACATCATCCCGCGCGTCGGCGGCGGCGTCGGCTCCGCGACAAATTGGCGCCAGATTAATGCCATCATCGGCTCCGGCTTCGATGCCATGGGATGGGTCCCGGAAGGCCAGCGCTCAGGAACGATGTCGTATTCGACCTCGACCAGGTCGTCCAGTTTCGTAACGATCGGCGAGGAAGACGCCGCGACGTTCGAAGCCATTTCTGCCGGCCGCACCTTCGAGGACGTCCAGGCGACGATGGCTTTTCGTCTTCTGCAAAAGATGATGCTCAAGGAAGAGATGGCGATTCTGGCCGGCTACGCCTCGTTGGCTCTCGGTACGCCATCGACGCCGACGCTGTCGGCATCGGGCTCGGGAGCCACACTCCCTGCCGCGACCTACTACGTCAAGGTCGCAGCGCTGACGCTCGAAGGCTATCAGAATTCCAGCGTTCTCGGCGGAGTCGCCACCACCAAAACCATCACTGGCGCCGACGGCAAGACTTTTGCGATCTCCGGCGGGTCGTCGAACATCAGCGCCGAGGCGAGTCAAGCGGTGACGCTCGGCCAGACACTTTACTGCACCGTGACGCCGGTCACGGGAGCGGTTGCCTATGCCTGGTACATCTCGACTTCGAACGGTACAGAGGCGTTGCAGACGATCACGACGGTAAATAGCGTCGCAATTAGTGCGCCGCTGAGCACTGGTAACCAGTCACAAACCGCGATTACCGCCGACAACTCCGCCAATCCGAGCTACGCGTTCGACGGCCTGTTGACGACCGCGCTCAAACCTGGCTCCAACGCTTATGTCAGCCTCATGCCAACGGGCACGGCAGGAACAGGGACGCCGCTGACCGCGTCAGGCCGCGGCTCAGTTCTGGAGATCGACACGATGTTCCAGGCCATGTGGCAAAATTTCGAACTGTCGCCGACTGTGCTCTACGTCAACGCGCAGGAACTCCGGAACATCACCAACAAGGTGCTGTCCAATGCATCGGGGCCTCTGGTGCGGTACGACGTCAATGGTGAGACGGGCGAAGAGTACCAGATCACGGCATCGGGTGTCGTTAGCTATTACTACAACCCGTACGCGATCAATGGCGGACTGCGAATCCCGATCAGAATCCACCCACGGGTTCCGCCCGGTACGATCATCGGCTGGGCCGAGAACCTGCCGATCCAGTACCAGTCGAACCAAGTGCCGAACGTCGCCGAGGTCAAGACGCGGCAAGATTACTACCAGATCGATTGGCCGATCGTGACCCGTCAGCGCCAAGTCGGCGTCTATGCCGAGGAGGTGCTGGCGGTCTACGCGCCTTTCGCCATGGGCGTTATCGGCAACATCGGAAACAGTTGATGGCAACGGCCCAAGTCTCAGCACCTCCGCAGGGACCGTTCGCAACCCTCGCCCCCGGGTTCAGCCCGGGGGCCTCTGTTGCGTGCGACTTGATTCCACTGCGCGCCGTCTTCGGTCAGGATGAGGCCAATCACGGTACTGCGCGATATGCGGTCGACAACGACGGCTTGGTCAGGGTTCCGGTCGAGGCTGTCGGGCCTCTGACCGCGATCGGTGGGTTCGCCTTGGCGAAGTCCGGCCCAAATGCAGTTTCGGTGGGCGCGCTCAGAGCGCATCACGACAATGCGGCCGGGTGTTCCTATCGCGGCCGTCAATATCTTCGCGACGCAAACGGGGACGTATTAGTGCCGGCGGAGGCCACTTCCGAGCTGTTGGCACATGGTTTTGTGCCGGTTTTGGAGGAGTGTCAGCCGCGCCGAGTCGAACGAGACGGTCGCCAAGCAATTGTTCCATAGAGGGCTGATCCGGTGGCTTTTGGAGATTTGACGACCCTCGCCGACGTCAAAGCGTGGCTGCAAACCGGGCAGGCCGCCTTTCCGGCAACGGACGATGCGCTGCTCACCCGTCTTATTACGGCGGCCAGTCAATACATTCAGACCTGGCTCAATCGTCCAATCGCGCTGGCGAATTACCAAGAGACGCGCGACGGGACGGGAGGTTGCGGCTTGCAATTCGCGTGCTTTCCGGTCAGCGCCGTATTGACGTTGACGATCGATGATCAACCCGTTCCTGCCGCGCCGTCGAGTACAGCTCCGGGCTACAGTTTCAGCCCTACACAGCTTTCGGTTCGCGGTTACAGGTTCAGCCGCGGAGCCCAAAACATCGCGATCGCGTACACGGCTGGATATTTGACTACGCCGCCCGAGGTCGCGCAGGCGTGCATCGAGTTTGTCGCGCTTCGTTATCGCGAGCGTACTCGGATTGGTGAATTGTCGCGATCTTTAGGCGGCGCAGAGACCGTTGCTTACGCGCAAAAAGACATGAGCGATGCGATCAAAACGCTACTGCAACGGTATCGTCTGGTGTCGCCGATCACCGCGGTCCAACCGATCCCGACGATGACGGGGCAATAATATCTGGTGTCCTATGATTACTGCCCGCCTAGTCGGGGATAACGTGGTGCTGGCGTGGCTGCGCGACGCTCCGGATGCGATTGCGTCGGGGATCGCGCGCGCGATCACCCGCTTGGGTATCGAGCTTCAACGCAGGATCCAGGAGGATGAGCTCTCCGGTCAAATACTCGCCGCCCGCTCCGGTTCGCTTAGGTCGAGTATCGATTTGCAAATCGACGAGGGCAGCGGGGCGATCTCAGCAACGGTCTTCAGCGACAACGAATATGCTCACGTTCACGAATATGGTCTCGCCGGTACGGTGAACGTCAGAGCGTATCTGCGCCGTATAACGGAAGCTTTCGGACGCCCGATAGCCGAGGAGACTATCAATGTCAGAGCTTACCGCCGGAGAATGGAGCTTCCGCAGCGCTCGTTTCTGCGCTCCGCCCTGGAAGATATGGATCCCGCCATCCGCGATGAGGTGGAGACGGCGTTGCGCGAGGCACTGACGTGATGACGTTCGCTCGTTTATAAAGCTAAGCCGACCGATGATAGTTCGCGAGCAGATCTTTACCGCACTGTGGGCGCTCGGCGCGAACGCAGCACGTTTCGCCAGTGCGAATCGGCGTCTGCGGCATTGGACCGACGTCGCTCCGGCCGAGCAGCCGGCCTTGTTCATGAGCGAGAAAGGCGGCCAAGCTGCGATAAAGAAGCTCGGCGCGCCGATCGTGTGGACTCTATACGCGGAATTTTACATATACGCGCATTCTAGCGATCCCTATCTAGCGCCCGTAACGATCTTGAATCCGCTGCTTGATGCTTTCGAGGCCGCGCTCGCACCGTCACCGACAAGCGGGATCCAGAATCTGGGGCTGCCTCAAATGGTTCAGCACGCCTATATATCAGGCAAGATTCAGACGGACGAAGAGGTCCTGGGCGATCAGGCCATTGCGATCGTACCCGTCGAAATCCTGTGCATTTGACGATCCGAAGGTAATCTGAGCTGACGAGGGTCTAGCGCGCCTTCTGCGTTCTCCCCCCGACGCCTCAATGCGCCTTCACTCAAAGGAGTGGCCGATGGCCGAAGAAGATCACAGCACGAACCAAACCGCCAACCCCGGTTCGATCGAGCATCTGATCGAACGCTGGTGGGCCGACCATTTCCCGGGGTCGGCAGTCGCCCGCGATACGCAGGCTTGGAATATCGCCCATGCCGCCAAGGAGAAGCTAAAGCGGCTGTTGAAGGGGAGTATGTGAGATGCAATTGAGCTTCGGCTCCGGCGCGGCGTGGGGCGAACGCACTGATGTGACCGGTTCGGGCATCGGGCCGCGGCAATTCGGTGTGCTGCAGGACATTCAGATCGATTTCGA